TAACGATCCTTGGTTTTCCGATTGGGACGACGACATTCCATTTTAATATGATTACACACAAATACAATAGCAATATTACTGAAGTTAAGCACGGTGTAGTTGTACATGGCTGTAATGCGCAGGGCGTTATGGGCAGTGGAGTAGCTAAACAGTTGCGAGCCAAGTATCCTGAGATTTACGTAGACTATCTAAATCATATAGAGTCTTGCAAAAAAGACGGAATGCCTGTTCTAGGTTTTGTAGTTTATACACAAGTTTCCAAAGATTTACATATAGCTAATGCTATTACCCAAGAGTTCTATGGGCGAGATGGGCGTCAGTACGTAGACTATACAGCTATTGAACACGCTCTTATGCGCACAGCACGTTACGCAAAGAATATACAAGCGCAAGTACACATACCATACCTGATCGGTGCGGGTCTTGGCGGTGGAGACGAAAAAACTATACTTGAAATTGTTGAAAAAACAATGTATAATACAAACTATATCTTGCATCATTTCAACAAATAAAATGTGAGGGTAGCTCAATGGTAGAGCCACGGGTTGTGATTCCGTTGACCTTGGTTCGATTCCAAGCCTGCACACCAAACAATGCGGCATTAGCTCAGTGGTAGAGCATTTCGTTGCCAACGAAAATGTCGTGAGTTCAAACCTCACATGCCGCTCCACATATAAGCGTTCTTGGTATAATGGTAGCACAAAATCCTTCCAAGTTTTAGGCGCGGGTTCGATTCCCGCAGGACGCTCCAATAGTATGAAATCAAAAAGTTACTACAAACTGTATACTTCTAGGCACGATAAAAGAATTGGGTATGTTAGTACATACAAGCTTTTAATGTACCGCGTCCGCTTAAAAAAGCGGCTTAAGAAAGAAATGTGCTAATGTTTGAACTACACTCCCCACAATACAGTATGCTTACAGCATATTCTGAAAACCAAACTAGACAATACAAGGACTATATGCAAACAAATCGCCGTATTAACGCAACCTCACGTATCACTTCACAAGCCTCGGGTGAGCAGGCTATTAAAGATAACAACTACATTGTGGGCTCACTCGATAGCGCTGGCGCGCTCTCGTTCGCAGCAAACCCTACCCTGCACACCAGTGCAGCGTACGCTCGTACAGAGTGCCGTCGTCTTGCCGCACTATCTCCAGGTAAAACCTACGTGTTCGTACTATTGGCAGGTGCTGAACGTACCGTTCAACAGCCTACTCTTGTTTCGATCTAATAAATTCTATCTTGATTATACATGCTAAGGCGTGTATAATCAATGTTTTAGAGGGAAATTATTATGGAAAAGCAATTGACTAAGAAAATGGTGCTGGTTTTGTACGCCAGTGTGGGCGCAGAAGAATATGAGTTCTATAATGTACCAGTGGATGTTTCGAAAGGTCACCTTGACCAGTACGCCTGGGAATCTGCTGTAGACTTTGCATCAGGTTACGGTATCTACCCAGAACCTGACTTCTCGGATGTAGAAGATGACGAAGACGATGATACGGAGTACAGCGACGATATTAGTGGCCACTGGGAAGATTACGACCCTGAAAAGCACGACGGGCACACCATCAGTGGTAGCCCTCAGTGGCAGGAAATGTAATTTAGTGAGATACCGGGATAGCTCATTTGGTAGAGCGATAGTTTGAAGCACTATGCGTGGTAGGTTCGAAACCTACTCCCGGTACCATATATCTGACCCTAAGCTGGAATAGTTACCCAGTTGTAGCATTAAGGCGCAAAACTAGCGCATATAGGCATATACTCAAACCTGAGCCAGAAAAGCAGGGTTAGTTGGGGTCAGATATATGGTAAATTAAAAATTGGCCTATGGGACTGCATGGTGTGGTCGCTTGCCTGTCACGCAAGATACTCAGTGGGGTTCGATCCCCCCAATAGGTCGCCAATATAAACAGTTATACACCTACTAGGTAAACCCAATGACAACCGTACTACAGCTTCAGACTCTTGTAAAAATGTTTGTGGATGAAACGCCCCTAAATACGGACGAGCTTCAAATTCTAGTAAATGCTGATTGTATTAAAGTAGTTCCTAGCTACGGATATGATGAAATGTCTTTGACAGAGTATGGTAAGTATGTACTAAATTCAAAGGCCNGNATGGCTCGTTATCACAAAGCAAATACTGACTTGAACTAGCTTTGTGAAAAAGCTATAATATAGTCTACAGAGAAAGATATTATGGCAAACACATTTATTATTTCAGACACTCACTGGTCACATCGTGCTGCAACTGAAATGTTCAAGAGAGCGGATGGAGCTCCGCTTCGTCCATTTGCCTCGGTTGAGGAATGCGACGAAACAATGGTAGATAACTGGAACCGTGTGGTAAAGCCGGCCGATAAGGTTTACCACCTTGGTGACGTTATCCTGCCTAAGAATAAAAAAGATGCACACATTATGCATCGCCTTAATGGTACTAAAGTGCTTATTAAGGGTAATCACGACATGGAAAGCGTAGACTTCTATAAGCAGTTCTTCAAAGACGTTCGCGGAAGTCATATGCTGGACAATCTGGTTATGACTCACATTCCAGTACACCCCGGTAGTCTTGATCGTTGGCGTGGTAATATTCACGGACACCTGCACAGCTACGCGGTTATTGCCCCAGCATATATTGATAGCAAGGGCAAGATTATGTATGACGAAAGCCGAGAAGACCCTAGGTACTTCTGTGCTAGCGTAGAACGCATTAACTTCACACCTATCGCGTTTGACGTAGTTAACAAAATCTTCAAAGATAGGGGGGTGTAAAAATTTTTACTTGTCTACCTACTCCAAATATGTTATAATTTATTTATAAATTCGGAGGCGGAATGCAAAAAGAAGAAATTTTACATAGGGTGCTTGATGCGCTTGGATTAACTGGCGACGAAATTTGGAAGTTAGGTAGGTCTAATTCTCCTAAGCTCACCTCCGCAGTAGTTATTCCGGCTCTATTAGAGTCAAACTCAATACCTTACGCAGCAAAAACCCTAAATATAGGGTGTCAGACGCTAAATAGAGTTATTGCAAAAACTTTAGTACCCCTATTCGGCAATGTTACAGGTGGAAGCGATACTTGGAAACTAAAGCTTTTTACTGTTGCAGGTATTAAAAAATGTAAAGACTGTTCCGCATATAAAGAACATGCTGACTTTACTAAATACAATAATGCTTTCGACGGTCTAGACTCTGTATGTCGCGAGTGCAAACAAACTAAAAATAGAGCGTATTACGAAACTAATAAGGATGTTTACCATAAACAGTACATCGAGGAGCATAGACAGGAGTATGTGGCTCGCAATGCAGAACGTAGGGCTAGAAAACTTAGGGCCACACCTGCGTGGGCAGATCTAGAAAAGATAAAGGATATATACGCATCGTGCCCAAAAGGCTATCATGTAGACCACGTAATTCCACTCGTAAATAATTATGTATGTGGATTACACGTCGAGAGTAATCTGCAAGTTATTTCAGCAGAAGAGAACTTACGTAAAAGTAACAGCTTTACGGGGGATTGGTGAAATTGGCAACCACAGCGGTTTTAAGCACCGCCGCTTCGGCTTAAGGGTTCGAGTCCCTTATCCCCTACCAAACATACGCGCTTGTAGCTCAATGGTTAGAGCAGTGAACTTAAAATAATGGGTCGCTATATTGGAAACGGTATAGTAGTAAGGTGTAAATTCGGTGAACGCTTTAAAATGCCAACGCCGAGCGAAATCTGCTAACGCAGAGACGTGTAGAGACTATAATCACCCACCTAAAGCATTTGCTATGGTGAAGGCATAGTCCAGACCACAAACCGTAAGGGTAGTGAAAACTATAGTGGTAAGCATAATTCATTGGTTACAGGTTCGAGTCCTGTCGAGCGCACCACCTACACCACCCTAGCAGGTGGTGTTTTTGTTTCAAAATTATGCACTTGATTTCGTAATCAAAACTTGATATAATTATTCTTTCAACAACACAACTAAGCAAACAAATGGTTAAGCATTATTATTTTGGCCCAATTTCTCCTCAAGACCACGCAGACATGGGTGGTGAAAGTTTTGAGTTTGCTGGCTCGTATTGGTCATTCAAGATGGAAGTATGCTTGAGCGAAGGCTTCGTACGTTTGTACGATACCGTAGGTCGGATGATTCCTATTGACCAAGAACACTACGAAGACCTTATCGCCACAATGGAGACAGCTGCGGATCTGCAAAAAGACTTCGCTAAGGCACAAGACTTGGCACACAAAGCACAAGACTTGGCACACAAAGCTCAAACTGTGCTAGGACTTCTTGAAGATACCCCCCTCGATCTTGGAATCTATGTCCAGAACGAGTTCGCTTACTTCGTTACTCAATAAATAATATGGCACAAAAAACTTCAAAAGGCCAAGAAGGCTACTACGCTCGGTATAAATCCGGTAACGTCCACGCTAAAAATCGTCGAGTTAAACTTGAGCGACAGCTAAAGCTTCAGCCTAATAACGAACAAGTAGCTCAAGCTCTGAAAGATATTAAGTATCGTCGTAAAACGCCTGGAGCCAATGGTTGGTCGCATAGCGGTATTGCACTGGCTAAAGTATTCAAAGAGTTCTGCGGTAGCTTTAGTCAAGATATTTTTTCCAGCAATCCTAAAACTGCATCAGATGCGCTGCACAGCTTGCCCTCGAAAGTGGCCGACTTTAAGCTTCCTAAAGAAGTCTCGGAAAGTATCTCCAACAAAGCTATGTTTAGCCTTAAAGCTCGACTAAAGGCTGGTGGTGTATACCTCCACGCTAACGCTAAGAGTTTGGCAGTCTAATGGGAGTGCTGGAGGGTTATGCCCTTTTTGCAATTTCTGTAGGGCTTTTAGCCTGTTACGAAATTATGGCTACGGCAATTGGAGTACTAAAACGCACAGGTCGCTTAGATGACGTTATACTACAGCATCGTTTTTTGTCGTATGTAGTAATGTTTTGCGTAGCAACTATTGCAGCTCCTGTTATGCTTGTACTTATTATAATGCCTTCAACACATTTTATCTTAGTTGAAAGCATTGTGTTCCGAGACAAGTAAAAATTCTCAGTTGACCCTAAGCCGTAAAAACTGTATAATATATACTTCTCTNCTNCAAAAAGGCCCACAAATGNNAGTAATGACTTTTGACTATAAAAAATCGTGCGATAATTTTTCAAAACGCACATTTGTTCCTTTTATAGTTCCTGGCTCTATGTGGGGCGGAGTTGATATTTCAGAACTGGACACAGAAGATCAAGTTTTCTATATCTCAGACCTGGAGCAGATTAAGCAGGAATACGCAGATAAACTAGCTAAGTTGGCTCATAAATTTGATCTAACTCACCGATACCGACAATTCAAGCCTGAAAACATGGCTAACATTAAAACCGAAGACATTTAAGGAAAATACACTATGGCATGGACCGACGAACAAAAACAACGCGCAATTGATCTTTATACTGAAGGTAATCCTACCCCCGGCAACTCAGCAGAGTTGTGTAAGTCTATTGCAGACGAGCTTGAGCAAAGCGCAAACGGCGTGCGGCTAGTGCTTGTGCAAGCTGGCGTATATGTCAAGAAAGACGCTTCCGCCCCAGCAGGCAAAACCGGCACGGCTAAGAAAGAGGGAGACGCTCCAAAACGCGTTAGCAAAGACGACCAGATCGCTGAACTGCGTGCTGCAATTGAGGCTAANGGNGGCGAGATCGACGACGAAATCTTGACTAAGCTGACNGGTAAAGCTGCTGCTTACTTTACCAAAGTTATCTCCGCTTAATACAAGGCAGCCCTAAGGCTGCCTTTCCTATTTATATGCAGGTAAAAATACAGCCCCGATATTTAGACCACCTAACATATCCCATGCTTATTATTATAAATGGTAGGTGTGTGAAAATACAAGAAATATCTGGTAAGGATATTAATGAGTGGAACGCCCGAACTAAGGAAAAACATGGCAACACGAAAAACCGCTATTGAAGAAGATAAGCTAACTGATGCTAATTTTCAGAAAGTTATCTATATGCTTGCCCCTCCAGAAGGTTCCGAGTTCAAGGCGTGGACTAAAAAAGAGGCCTGTCAATTTCTAGGCATTGCGTATAACACCACACGGCTAGGAACACTGCTTGAAAAATTCAAAGAGAAAAAAGATCGTGATGCGCAACGCAGGGCGGCACTTCGCGGCAAGGCAGCAACGGCAGACGAAATTTCTTACGCTATTACAGAGTATCTTAGCGGGGAGACTATCGACTCTATCTCTAAATCCACATTTAGAAGTTCCACATTTATCCGAAAGCTACTGGAACAGTATGCAGTACCTATGCGCTCAGTTGGGCATACCTACTTCCATCCCCAACTCATTCCAGACGAAGCAAGCCGAACTGTATTTAAAGTGGGCGAAATTGTATACTCAGCGCGNTATGAAAGCCTCGCCAGAGTTGATGCAGAAGCCCAACACCCCCACCACGGAAACATCTACAGAATCTGGCTATTAGCAGATAAATGGAAACAGTCTGCATGGCAGCCTGCCGAAGAATTAGCAAGCCTAGAACACCTGCGCAAGATTGGAGTTAAAGTATAATGGAATTAGCATTTTTGGTATGGGGCATTTCAATGCTCAAAGGTATCTCGGCTATTTTTATAGCTATTAGCGCTGTNTNAGGTATATCCTGCTTTTTNTGGTGGCTATACGGTGNCTTTGAGTTTGACGAAAAAGTAAACTGGCGTCTAGTGCTAGGACTCTTTTCCGCTGCTGCCTTTTCCGCTTTTATTGCGGTGCTAATCCCGTCTGAAAAAACGGCATATATCATGGTAGGCGCTTATGCAACACAACAGCTTGTAGAAGCCCCAGGCACGCAAATAATTGGCAAGAAGGTGCTGACTATTATTGAGCAAAAGCTGGATAGTTATATTGTAGAAAAGGCAGAGCAGAAATGATTGGTCGTAGATACACTCATGTAATTTTCGACGAAGTAGAACACATGCGTAGAACACATGCACTACTCAAATACCGACAACCCAATTGATTTTCCCCCTGCGCCCACCATGAATAAAAACAACCAAAAGTACCCTGGAGTTTACCTGTCAGACGAAATGTTAGCTCCCTTGCTTAAACTTCGTCGTGGTGATGTTAGTGTGGATCAGTTTATGAAAACGCTGGCAGATACATGCTTGCAGAATAATATCGAGCGAAGTATGCAGGAGCTAGTAGAAATGGCTGAGGAAATGAACCTATATGAGTGACCAGTTACACTATGAAAAACTTATCTATGAAAACCTAGATAAGTTTTATCAACTGCGACTTACTGTTAGTGAGTTTCGTGATAAGTATTATGTAAGCATTCGTAAGTATTTTCAAACCTATGAAGGGGATTTCCAAGCCTCTAAAGAAGGTGTTAGTATGGAAGCTTCCATTAATAACATTGCGTGCTTGCTAGAAGGCCTGCTAGAAATAGTTTCCAAGGAAGAAGGTCAGCAAATGATTAAGGAAATCTACGCTAAACATGTAGAAATTCAAACTTGACCCTAAGCTGTATTCTTGATATAATTATGGCTTAGAAGGAAATAAAATGAAATATAAAACAGCTTTACAAATCTTACTGGGTATTCTATATATTGCCCTAACTTTCGGTGTATTTGGCCCAATGCTTCTATCCGCTAAAAGTGGAATTGCAGTAGGCCTGGGCATCCTACTAGTTTTCGTTGTTCCAGTGTTCGTCTCCATTGCTCTCTATAACTACTTCTCTAAAAAATGAATATTTCTCGCAAAATTAAATCCGCTCTGTTGATTGCTGCCGTGGGCCTGTTGGCTGCTTGTAGCAAAGTTCCTGCCGGTAACGTCGGCGTTAAGTTTGACCTTTATGGTGGTGACAAAGGTGTTACTGGTGAAGTTGTCGGACCCGGCAAGTACTGGCTGGGTTGGAATGAGGAAATGTACTTGTTTCCTACCTTTGCACAGAACTATGTGTGGACCGCAGGAAACGACCCAACAAGCCCGGTAGATGAGTCTATTAGTTTCCAAGATCGTGAAGGTACCCAGATTAACGCTGATATTGGGGTTACCTACGCAATTGATGGTGCCAAAGCAGATACTGTGTTTCAAAAGTACCGTAAAGGTGTAGACGAAATTACCGACGTGTACCTGCGTAACATGGTTCGTGATGCTCTCAATAGCGAAACCAGCAAGCTAGACGTATCAGAAATTTATGGTCCTGGTAAAGAAGAGCTAATGCAGCGAGTTACTGCTCGCGTTAAATCTCAAGTGCAGGACATTGGTATTGTAGTGGAAAAAATCTACTGGATTGGCGCAATGCGACTGCCNCCNCAGATTACTACTGCTATCAATGCCAAGATTGAAGCAACTCAAAAAGCTCAGCAGCGCGAAAATGAGNTGCAAACTGCAACCGCGCAGGCTCAAATCGAGCGTGAAAAAGCACGAGGTGAGGCTGACGCTAAGGTTATTGCAGCTGAGGGTGAGGCCAAAGCTAACAAGCTAGTGGCTGAATCAATTAGCTCAGGCCTGGTAGCTTACATTGAAGCACAGCGTTGGAACGGTAGCCGCGCTACGGTTATTGGTGCAGGCGCTCCTATCGTAGACACCCGCAAATAATAAATTGGCTTAGGGATCAAAATTTTAGATTTGACCCTAAGCCGTATTTATTGTATAATTACTACTTAGTTATACAATAAATACGATATGCCAGTCTGCCTACGCTTTACAGACGATATGGGAAACGAAGTTTTTCCATACAAACTCCCCTACGAAACTTTTATGAATCGGTACCGATATTACTATGGATATTATTAATTACCTAGACCGTGCTAGCAAAGCCTACTATGCAGGTCAGCCAATTATCCCTGATGAAGTGTTTGATCGCTTGGCGGATAATAGTGGGTACAACAAGGTAGGTGCTAAGCAAGGTAAAGTAAAACATGCTTATCCTATGTGGAGTTTGCAAAAGCACTATGAAGACGAAGGCGTTCACCCGCTTTCAGATGTTCGTGACAAAAGCGCAAGCCCTAAGCTAGACGGTGCTGCCTTATCTCTGTTGTATGTAGATGGACGTCTGGTTCGCGCACTAACGCGAGGTGACGGGGTTGAGGGTACGGAAGTTACTGAAAAGTTCCTAGCAACTAACCTTGTGCCTAAGACTATTAGTGCAACAGGTGTAGTTCAAGTTACTGGCGAGATTTGTGCTCCAAAGCATATCGAAAATGCGCGTAACTACGCTGCTGGTGCCCTAAACCTAAACTCAGTTGAAGAGTTTCGTACTCGCGCAGTGCAGTTCTTTGCCTATGCCGTGTATCCTTATCAGTTTAGCAAGTACGACGACGATATGCGTTGGCTTAGCACGCAGAGCTTTAACACGATCAAAGACCCTGAAATTCACAATATTTATCCCTGCGATGGTATTGTTTATCGTGTAAACTCTAACACCCTGTTCGACAATATGGGATACACTGCTAAGCATCCACACGGTGCTTATGCTCTTAAAGAGCGTCAGGAAGCGGTAGAAACCCAAATTCTAGATGTGGAGTGGCAAGTCGGTAAAAGTGGTAAAGTTACTCCAGTAGCTATTCTAGCTCCTGTTATGATCGGTGACGCTCAGGTTTCTCGCGCAACGCTCAACAACCCTGGATTTATTCAAGCTCTTGGCATTGAAATTGGTGATACGGTTGCAGTTATAAGATCAGGAGAAGTGATACCACGTATAATGCACAAAGTCGACGGGTAATTAAAATTTTAGCTGGACAAGTTATACCCTATGTGCTATAATATACGTATATAGGGGAATATTATGACTTGTGGAATTTACTTAATAAGGTTTAACAATACTGATAAAGTTTATATAGGGCAGTCTATCTGTATAGAGTCCCGATGGGTGTCTCACTTAAGCTCCCTTAGACTAGGTAAGTCACCGAAAAAGCTTCAGTATGCGTATAATACTTATGGTATATGTAGTTTTGAGATTTTGCTAGAGTGTCTACAAGACGAATTAGACTCTACGGAAGAAGAGGCTATAGCTATTTTCGATAGCTATAACAATGGATTTAACAGCATACCAGACGCATACAACCCTATACTTAAAGGCGATTGGAACGGATACTCAACAGAAACAAACGATACGTATAGGCTAATACTAAAATTACTTGTCCAAAGTAACCCAACATTAAATAAACGTCAAGTATCTGAGATAACGGGCGTATCCATATACGTAATTAGGCACATAGCAGCTCTTGAGTCTCATGCTTGGTTAAAAGAAGATATGCCTGTAGAATACAAGCAGTTAGAAGATTTAAAGTATACTAAAAAATATTGGTACGGTACTGAGTACCCAAAAATAGTATCCCCAGAGGGGGTGATATTCACAGTAGAGCATGTTACTAATTTTGCTAAGCAGCACGGACTACTGCAACCTAAACTTACGGAACTATTAAAAGGAACTAGAAATATGCATAAAGGATGGCGCAGAGCCCCCAAGGTGGACGCATGAAATACTGTATTAGCTGGCTTTCCTTTTTTAGTAATGACATAGAGTCAAAGGTTGTGGAAGCAGGCTCAGAGCTAGAAGCACTATCCCGGGCCTTGAATAACCTAATGAGTACAGAGAACGAAGTATTTGAATCTCCTAAGTTCCCTACTTCTGAGGCGTACAAGCAGTATGCTTTTGATTGTGACGGTGCCATTAACGCATTATGTATTGAGGAGGCCTAATGCCCCAAAGTATCTGCTGTATTGCTTTTAAACATCCGGGCACATGTACCCACCCCCTAGCCCCAAGGTCTTGGTTTGGTANGNCTNNNTGNATTGAGCTNTANCAAGCCNNNGACGTGCGGTACGGAAATACCTGCCAAATTAANCACCCCGTGCCCCGGGCTAACTTGGTGCATAGCCCACCCNNANNGCCTTAGGCATCAAAAATTTAGTCTTGCTCAAGACAACTCAATAGAGTATAATATATACTTACTCAGCCAATAAAGCAAAATGAAAATTGTAATTCCTTCGCACTGCCCTGTTTGTGAGTCCGGCCTCGTACTAAAAAACGACCAGCTTTTCTGCGTCAATACGGGATGCCCTGCACAGCTCACTGCCAAGGTAATTCACTTTGCTAAAGTACTGGGTATTAAAGGGTTTGGACCCAAAACCGTAGAAAAGCTAAACCTAGCTGATATTACGGAAATCTTTTTTCTAGAACTAGACGAGCTTACAGAAGCCTTAGGCAGTGAGAAAACAGCAGCTAAACTCCTTAGTGAGATTGAGGCGTCCAAGGACGCGAAGCTTGATAAAATCCTTGCTGCATTTTCCATTCCGCTCATAGGCAACACAGCTTCCACTAAGTTGTGTTCTGTAATCAAGTCTATTGATGAAATTACCCCCGAAACCTGCAAACAAGCGGGTCTAGGAGATAAAGCAACAGCCAATTTGATCGAGTGGCTGCAAACAGAGTTCCAAGAAGTTCGAGAGTTTTTACCCTTTGACTTCCAGACTTCTGGGAAGGTAGCAGATACCGTTGATAACGGTAAAAGTATTTACAGTATCTGTATTACCGGAAAACTATCTAGTTTTAAAACTAAGTCCGAAGCAAGTGCTGCGATCACAGCGCTGGGTTTCAAAGTAGTAGAGAGTGTTACAAAAACCACTACCTATCTAGTTGACGAGGGTGATAAAGCTAGTACAAAACGTAAAAAAGCCGATGAACTCGGTATCCCCATTATTACAAATCTAAATGATTTTTTGAAAGATAACAAATGACTGATAAAACTACTGCCAAAAACTGGTCCGACGAAGCTGTTGCAACCTTGCTGGACACCGTGGGCTCTACCTCTCCCGTGTCGGTTGAGCGTGTGGAAGCTGCTGCTACTGCCCTTGGCAAATCGGTGCGTTCGATTGCATCGAAGCTGCGTCAACTGGACCGCGAAGTGGCTAGTATGGCTAAAGAGAAAACCGCTACCTTCAGTGCTGACGAAAGCGAAGCCCTGGCTGCCTTCGTTTCTAGCAACTCTGGTTCGTATACGTACAAAGAAATCGCTGAGAATTTCGGTACCGGCCAATTTAGCGCAAAACAAATTCAAGGTAAGCTGCTTGCCCTGGAACTGACCAGCATGGTGAAAGCTGCTCCTAAAGTGGAAGCCGCACGTAGCTACACTGAAGCAGAAGAAGCCAAGTTTGTGCAAATGGCTAATAGCGGTGCCTTCATTGAAGACATTGCTGATGCCCTGGGCAAAACGGTTTCTAGCGTGCGTGGTAAGGCTCTGAGCCTGACCCGTAACGAGCAAATTGCTCAGATTCCTAAGCAGAAAACCAGCCATGCTAAAGAGTCGGTTGACGTGATTGCTGAGCTGGGTGATGCAATTGCTAAAATGACTGTTGCAGAGATTGCTAAAGCTGCTAATAAAACGGAGCGCGGACTAAAAACCTTGCTTACCCGTCGCGGTATTGATTGTGCCGATTACAAAGGCAAAGCCAAAAGAGAAAAAGCAGAAGCTAAAGCCTCCGCTTAATATTTGACAAAATCGGAACTTCCTTAGAGGTTCCGATTTTTTCTTGTTTATATATGACAATTGTGGTAGAGGAGAGATATGACAGTAGGTATATATAAACTAGAATTTATAGACGGTAGTTTCTACGTAGGTAGGTCTGTATCTATACACGATAGGTATAAAGATCATTTAGGTACTTTAAAAAGAAATAGTAGCGGCTGCCCCAAGCTCCAGTTAAAGTACAACGAACTAAAAATAGCACCTGCACTAAGTATTTTAGAAGAGTGTTCTCATACAGATTTACCCTCTAAAGAGGTATACTGGATAGACTTTCTAGATGCCGTTAATAAGGGGTTAAATGTACTACCCGGTGGCGAAGATATTTTGTATGGAGAAAAACATCCTGGTAGTAAGTACTCCAATATTCAAATATTAGAAGTGGTAAGACTGTTGGGTAATACAGAAAAAGAAGTACTTACACATAGTGCTATTGAAACTTTAACGGGGGTTAAAGACAGTACAATAAAAGATATACTATCCGGCAGGGCACACTCATGGTTAAAAGAGGAGTATCCTACAGATTACGAAAAAATGATGAAATCTAAAGAGATTCGTCGAGGTAACTCCCTAAAAAACTTAAATCCTTTTGCTAATAAAAAGACCGAAACATACCCGGAACTTGTATCCCCCGAAGGCGAAGTATTTATAGTAGAACATTTAACAAATTTCTGCAATACACATAATCTTGCAGCAAGTAATTTATGTAAAGTTTTAAAAGGGGAACGAAAGCATCATAAAGGCTGGAAATTAAAATGCAAGTAACAATAACGTACCATGATAGTACCTCTTTTACAAAAGAAGAAGTAGTTAGAAATGCCGTACATAACTATGGAAAAGCAGCTAAAGTAGATGTACTCCCTGATAGTACCAATGCACATGATCTGATTTATTTCGGTATTCAGCAAATGGTCACACATGAGCAACTTAGTTTGATCTATGATAGCAGCACTTATCAGCACGATCTTAAAAAGCTAAGGGCCGAGGCACTATATAAGCTACAAGAAATCTTAGATTCCGTTATTGTAGATAACGAAGCAAAAGTTTCATAAGGAGAATATCATAGATATCTCCTCAGTAGTATTAAACAAACTGCTCACAGAACGAGACATTGAGCTGTGGGCAAAACTAAAGCTAGTATACATTGATCCTGCATTTACAGGGTTATACTCAGCAATCAGCAGACACTACGAAGCGTATAGTTCAATTCCTAGCTTTGAGGAATTGGAACTTACTATGCGTGACCCTAACTCGCAGAAAACTCTGGCAACTCTGCTTTTAGCAGAAGTTCCAGAAATTTCTGCTGAAGTTGCTCTAGACGCTTTAATCGACCAGTATACACAAAACGAAACGATTAAGCTTTTAGATAAGTTCATAGATAAATTACCTATTTATGACACACAAGAAATCAAAGAAAACCTTAGTAGCATTGTACTAACCTTAGATGAAAAAACATACAGTGCTTCAGGAGTTTATAGCATGGACAGCATTATGCTGTTTATACCTCCAGAAGATATTGCTAAGTCTAGATTCCACTTGGGTCTTAATAACTCGTTTGATGCAGTTACCGGGGGCCTTGCTAGACAGGAGTATTTGCTTATTGGCGGACAACGCGGATCAGGCAAGTCCATTACAGCAGCGAATATATGTGTAAATCAGTATGAAGCAGGAAACGTTAGTGCCTACTTTACTATTGAAATGACCGGACACGAGACATTAGAACGAATAATGTCTATTCATGCGGATGTTCCTCACTCAGGTATTCGTAAAGGTACATTAACCGATGCAGAAGTACTAAAAGTAGTCAAAGCACGGGCACAAATGTTTAAGGAGTCTGATGGCCAGGTAATGGACTTTCTGAAACACCGGGATCGTTTTAGGTTTGAAGAGCAGCTAGTTCGTAACTGTAAGCTAAAAGATGATAATCAAATGATTATCATTGACGACAGAGCACTATCACTTACAGCCTTAGACCTGCACTTGGGTAAGTTAAAAGCTAAATTTGGAGAAAAATTCACTGTGGCTGTAGTAGACTATATTAACCAAATTGTTGTTGAGGGTGCCGACAAGTATGACTGGAAACCTCAAATTGCTGTATCTACAAAGCTTAAAGACTTAGCTCGTAAGTACGAAATTATGATGGTTAGCCCATACCAGATTGATGAAAAAGGTGAGGCCCGATTTGCAAAGGGCATTCTAGATGCNGCCGACATTGCTTTGGTAATGTCAGGCAGGAGAGACNGCNATGACNTTTGANACAACCAAAATACGTGGTAGTGCCGAAATGAAGTTTACTAGCGGTATTAACTGGAATACCTTACGTATTAGTCCAGTTCCAATTGATAACCCAGAGCACGAAGAAAAGATTCAGCGCGCTGGTAAAAAGAAAAAACCAGAAAAAGAAACAACAGACGATTCAGCAGCCGATCTACCGTGGGATGCTTAAAGGAACAAAATGTCACAAGAATTCAGCTTTATTATTGCTAAAGTATGGCGTCCACTAGAGCCTGTTACTTTCAAAAACCTAGGTATTTATACCTACTTTGAAACTATTCATACAGGCACTAAAGAAACGGCACTAGGTCTATTGTCTGAGATTCAGCGAAAAAATCCTGATAATAAATACTATGTATTTCCTGTTAATCTAGGGGAGGCACTGAATGAGTGACCCAGTATTAGATCTCCTAAACGAAAAAGGTATTCCATTTAAAGTATCTGGTCAGGACTATGTTACTACGTGCCTTAGTCCTGAACATGATGACAAAAGCCCTAGTTTTCGTATTGATAAAGTTACGGGCATCTTTCACTGCTTTTCCTGCGGGTTTAAAGGAAACCTTTTCAAGCATTTTGGTATTCTTACAAATCATAGCTCTATTAAAGTAGCTAAGCTAAAAGAAAAGTTAAAAGGATTAAAAGTGTCATTTGAGGGGCAGCCATTGCCAGAAGGTGCTACCCCTTATACACAGGCCTACAGAGGTGTTAGACCAGAAACACTAAGGCACTTCGGGGCCTTTACTACATACCGAGAAGAACTCTTGGCGGACAGAATAGTTTTTCCTATTACAGATATTAGAGGTAAAAATCTACTGTTTGTAGCCCGACACATGCTGTCTAATGGGAACCCTAGATATGTCAACTTCCCTAAAAATGTGGAAATGCCTTTATTTCCTGTACGCTACGATAAGCACTATAAGAGCGTAGTTCTAGTAGAAGGCATTTTTGACCTTTTAAATCTTTATGATAAAGGTCTAAAGAACGTTGCGTGCTGCTTTGGTACTAACACGCTACAGAAAGATTTGGCCTTGAAACTACTACCCTTAAAGGCTCAGGGTATTACCAAAGTATACCTTTTGTTTGACGGGGACGATGCGGGTAAAGAAGCCGCAGAAAAGCTTCTTCCACTTATAGAAGAACAAAACTTCGTAGTAGAGGCAATAACTCTAGCGGAGGGTGATGATCCCGGCGACCTAGACCAAGAGAATGTAGATATGATTAACAGCTACGTAAACACATGAAAAGTGTAAAGGTTTTCGGAACACAGCCTTAAAAAATGTGGGCCACGAAATAAAGGTATATCCAAATGAAGCGTGAACGTATAGCGATCATCGACAAAGCACCAAGTAAGAATAACTATAGCAAGTACTTTAAGTTCGAGTTCGACCTATTCCATATGAGCTCAGTGCCAGTTACAAAGCTACTGAAAAAGGACGTAGACCTAGACGTCGACCTTTTCGAGTACGACCTAGTAATTTTGGTTGGCGCCGAGGCAGCAAAAGAATACGCAAAAGTAACAAGTGTTACGAATTACGCTGGAATGCTGATCGACGACAAGTTTGTGTGTATCAGCAACCCTGCAATGCTTATCTTCAAACCAGAAGGCAAGCCAGACTTTCAACGAGCAGTAGATAAGATTGATAAATACGTAGATGGTAGCCTAGGTTCAGCAGTAGCAGCCGGCGACTACGCAGGTATTTGCAACGAAGAAGAAGCTATCAAATTCCTACAAGAAGTCTATGACAGCAATGCCCCATTTATTGCACTAGACACGGAGACTACCTGCCTGTACCCTAGAGACGGGTATGTATTAGGTCTGTCCATTAGCTATAAGAAAAAACACGGTCGATACATTCTGTGTGATGTTCTTAGTGAAGAAGGTATAGACCTTCTTCAAAGGGTATGTCGTAAGTATAAAGTAGTATTCCATAACCTTAAGTTCGACTACAAGATGCTAGCTTACCATCTTGGGCTTAAGTTTAATCGTATGGATGTGCATGATACAATGATCTTGCACTATCTACTAGACGAAAACGATTCTCATGGCCTAAAGCAGCTTGCCTTGAAGTATACAGATTTTGGAGACTATGACTCCGAGCTAGATGATTTCAAGAAAGAATACTGTAGCTCGCATAGTATGCTTCGTGAAGATTTTACCTACGATCTTATCCCCTATGACGTAATTAGCCGATATGCTGCAATTGATACGGCTGTTACTTTTGAGCTATTCGAGAAGTTTATGCCTATAGTCGAGAAGAATGAAAAACTTCTTTTCGTATATAAGACTATTATGATGCCTGGTATCCTGTTCCTAATGGATATGGAAGAAGTGGGTATCCCTATGGACGCAGGAAGGCTACAAGCTGCGGAAAAGTACCTAGATATCGAAGTTCAAAAGGCTAAAGAAGAAATCTACGCTTTTGAGGCTGTTAAAAACTTTGAGCAGGATAGCAAAGGTATCTTCAACCCTGCTAGCGTGATTCAGCTTAGAAAGGTTCTCTTTGACTACGCAGGGCTGTCCCCTACGGGGAAAATTACTAAAGCCGGTGCGGTTAGTACTGATGCGGAAGTTTTGGAA